CTTTCCTGGTCACTATACCTCTGACGATATTTATTCCTATTTAGGACAAAATAGATTTATTCAGCAAATTGATAAGTATATTCCAGGCTCAAAACGAGTTTTAGACGCAGGGTGTGGAACGGGATTCATAAGTAACTATTTTGCTTTTAAATATCCTCAAAGTCATTTTTATGGGATTGATTTCTCAAGTGCGATAGAACACGCTAGGTGTATCTCCTCAGAGCTTTCATTAAGTAACATAGTACATTTTAAAGGAGATATTTGTGAGTTTGGTTTACAAGATAGTTTTAACACTATAATATGCCAAGGAGTTCTTCATCATATTCCTAATTATTTAAAAGCAGTAAAAAATTTAAAAAAGCTACTTTCACTTAATGGGCATTTATTAATTGGAGTATATCACCCTTTTAGTAAAAAAGCACAAAAAATACTACCATTAAGATACGAAAGTGATATACTTAAAACTGATCAACTTAAAAACCCGTTTGAGTTATCATTTACTAAAAATCAAGTATGCAAGTTATTCCATGAGTTTAGGTTAGTTGAATATGATCCTTTCTCCTTATTCAATTTTAAAAACGGTGGATTAACAATTTACGTTTTTCGTAAGGAGAATAGTTGTGTTTAGATGGTTTAAAAAATTATATAATAAAATAAAAATAGAATTAGCATACAGAAAACGATTAAAAGAATTAGTCAAAAAAGATCCATATATTTATAAGTAGAAAACAGATGGCAGTAAGAAGAATTAGTGGAGACACAATACGTTTTTTAAAAAGTAAACCTTTGACTGATAAAGAAAAATCTTTTATCATTAGTGCTATAAGAAATCAACAAAAGTATTTTCAATTAACTCCAAAAATATGGAGCATTGTTAAAGAAATTAAACAAAGATATAAAAAAGCTGAGAAATCTAGTGAAGGCTAAAATTTCTAAGCAACATTTACACAACAGTTTAAAGCATTATGTAAACATAGATAAAAAAATAAGTTCTTTTAATTGTTTTGATTTATCTAATATTGTATATCATAGACTTAAATTGCTTATAGAAAGACCTGATAAGTATTTATTTTTGTTGGCTACTAAAAAACATCAAGCAGTCAGCGCTTTTGGAATGATTTTTGATGTACACTGTAATATGGTAATAACTAACTGGAGCTGGGTTAGATTCAAAGGCCCACCTCTTGAAAAACATATTCAGCCAATTGATCCAAAGTTACCTATTAGAGATCAATATGCTATTTTTTACAGTGAAAGATGTACTAGAGTTTATCAATTACACGACATAGATGTAATTAAGGAAGAGAGAATAAGATGTCTAAATACCCAGGAGTAGAAAGGTTACCAAGTGGAAGAATTAAATATAGAGGAACAACCTTCGCGGGTTTCAATAAACCAAGACGCTCAAACAGACCAGAGAAAAAAGGTATGGTGTTGGCAAAAAAAGGCGACAAAATTAAACTTATACATTTTGGAGACTCTTCAATGGGGCATAACTACTCTCCAGAAGCGAGAAAAAGTTTTAAGGCAAGACATGGAAAAAACATCGCAAAAGGACCCATGTCAGCTGCTTACTGGGCTAATAAAGTCTACTGGGCAGGACCTAGCGGATCTAAGAAATCGCCTCCAAAAAGTCAAAAATACAGAAAAGGCTAAAAATGCCTGATATTATTTATGTCAAAACTGATAGAGTTGCCTGTTCAGGCGAACTTGATGATCACCCCTTAGTATACTATACTGTGCCCAAAACAGGTTATGTAACTTGTAATTATTGTGACTTAAAATACGCATTAGAAAATGACTCAGAAAATTAGATTCGAATTAACCCAAAAATTTGAACAACCAATTATACCTCCCGTAGCAACTAAAAGATTAACCCCTGCTTGGCTAAAAAAAATGAACACAGGTGTTTCCAAACATAAATTGGATGAATGGGGTAATCCTATGCAAACTGTTAAGAAGTGCGTTCCTTTTGTAGACGCTATCACTGCTGGTTATACATTATTAACTCATATAGATTTAAATCTAACTTTAGTGAATGATGAACTAAGAGTTGTTTTCTTAGATGAAGAACACGAAAAGAAACTTAAAGAATTTAACCCTGTAGAAACACACCCTCGCTTACAAGTGGAGGGCACTCCGTTTGAAGACTTTCGAATATTAAAATATATAACTCCGTGGAAAATTAAAGTGCCAGACGGTTGGTCTTTGCTATTTTTACCCCCTATGAATCAATTTGAATTAAGCTACATTCCCTTATGTGGGTTAGTTGACGCTGATACTTATGACGGTGTTGTAAATTTTCCATTTATTTGTCCAAACATAGGAGAGGGTATTCATGTTATGATTCCAGCAGGTAGTCCTTTTATTCAGATTATACCTGTTAAAAGAGATGAATGGAAAGAAGAAATCATAGTTTATAATGAAGAACAATATAAACAGCATAAAAAATATCGAGATCATATGCACGCTAACAAAAAAGATTATTATAGAAAGAACGCATGGCAGAAGAAAAAATATACGTAGACCCAAAAATCAGTTTTATACTTACAAATGAATATAAAAGACAGCAAGATACTGTTGAATTAATTGCTAGTGAGAACTTTGCTAGTCAAGCAGTTATGGATTTATGTGGCAGTGTTTTTACTAACAAATATGCAGAAGGTTACCCAGGTAAGAGATATTATAATGGCTGTAAGCAGATGGACGAGATTGAGACTCTTGCTATTGAGTCAGTAACTAAATTATATGATTGTTTACATGCAAACGTTCAGCCTCACAGCGGAGTAAATGCAAATACTGCTGTGTATCAAGCCTTAATGACTCCTGGGTCCACTATTATGGGAATGGATTTAGCTAGTGGAGGCCATTTAAGTCATGGTGCTCCTCCTACATTAAGTGGTAAAGTTTATAGATCTATTACTTATGGGGTTGATGAACAGGGACTCTTAGATTATGAAGAAATTGAAAAGTTAGCTGCTCTCCATAAACCTAATGTTATAGTTGCAGGAGCAAGTGCATACCCTCGACATATTGATTGGAAAGCTTTTAGAATAATTGCTGATATGGTAGGAGCAAAACTAGTTTGCGATATGGCTCATTATAGTGGGTTAGTGGCTGGGGGAGTTTATCCAAGTCCTTTACCATATGCTGATGTCGTTACAAGTACAACACATAAAACTTTAAGAGGCCCAAGAGGAGGTATGATTCTTTGGAATAATGACACTCTTTCTAAAAAAATAAATAGTGCAATATTTCCTGGAACACAAGGCGGACCCCTTATGAATATCATCGCAGCAAAAGCTCAGTGTTATTTAGAAGCTCTTGACCCATCGTTTAAACAATACGCTAAACAAATTGTGTTAAATGCTCAAGCTATGTGTGAAGTTTTTAATGAGAAAGGCTTTAAGGTGCAAACAGGAGGCACTGACAGTCATGTTATATTATTAAATCTAAGTGATAATAAATATAGCGGTAGAGAAGCTGCTGATAAATTAGAGGAGTTTGGCATAACTGTGAATAAAAACGGTATACCTAATGATCCTAGAAATTTTATTGAAACAAGTGGTATTAGAATAGGAACTGCAGCAGAGACTACAAGAGGCTTGAAAGAAAAAGATTTTAAAAAGATAGCTAATAAAATATGTAATCTGTTAGGAGATTAAAATGAATATTGATAAATTAAGAGAAGAAATAACTTATGACGAGGGAGTAAAATATGAAGTATATCTTGATCATCTTGGCTTGCCTACTTTTGGCATTGGCCACCTTGTCACTAAAAACGACGAAGAGTATGGAGAAGATGTTGGATACCCTGTATCCGAGCAACGAGTTAATGAAGTATTTGAAGAAGACATGAACATAGTCCTCAATGACTGTCAGATTCTTTACGACGATTTCGATGATTTACCCGAAGAATGTCAGCATATTATCGCAAATATGATGTTCAATATGGGTAGACCGAGATTAAGTAAATTTAAAGGCATGAAACGAGGAGTAGACGAGAGAGACTGGAACGCTGCGGCTGATGAAATGGTTGATTCTAGGTGGTATCGTCAAGTAACCAAGCGTGCAGATAGATTAGTAAATAGGATGCGCGCGTTAGCTAACTAGAGGTATAAATGATAAAAAAATTATTACTGGCTAGTATGATTGTACTAGCCACTTCTTTTTCCGCTTTTGCTGATAAGTTAAAAGTTGGATTTATATATGTTGGACCGATCGGTGATCATGGTTGGACTTATATGCACGATAAAAGTCGTTTGGCTGTTGAAAAGGCTTTTGGCGATAAAGTAGAAACTGTATACTTAGAAAGTGTAAAGTATGGACCAGACGCTGAGAGAGCTATAAGAGCTATGGCTAAAGATGGAGCGGACATTATTTTCGCAACTTCTTTTGGGTACATGGAACCGATGTTAAAAGTTGCAAAAGAGTTTCCAAATGTTAAATTTGAACATGCAACAGGGTACAAAACTAATGACAATATGTCAGTATATTCATCAAAGTTTTATCAAGGAAGATATATTCAAGGTGTAATAGCAGGTCACATAAGTCAAAAAGGAAAAGCAGGCTACATTGCATCGTTTCCAATTCCTGAGGTTATTAGAGGGATTAACGCATTTTACTTAGGTGCTACATCAGTAAATCCAAAATTCGATC